GGTCGGCTGTTGCGTTGAGGTTTTTCGTCGCGCCTTGATGCAGGAGAAGGGGCCGGATGGTAAGCGCAAGAGCCGCTGGGCTATCATCCGAAACACCAACCCACAGCTTAGAACGACGACGATCAAGACTTGGCTGGACTGGTTCCCTGAGAATGATTGGGGCAAGTTTACTTGGTCAGTGCCTTACACGCACATGATTAAGAAGGGCGACTTAGAGCTTGAGGTTATCTTCCTCGCTCTTGATAGACCCGAAGATGTGAAGAAGCTTCTGTCGCTGGAACTTACTGGCATCTGGATCAATGAAGCAAGAGAGATTCCTAAGAGTATTATCGATGCCTGCACGATGCGTGTTGGGCGCTATCCTTCTATGCGTGATGGTGGTCCTAGTTGGACTGGCGTTATTGCCGATACCAACGCGCCTGAGGAGGATCATTGGTGGCCCATTATGTCTGGAGAGGTTCCGATCCCGGATCACATTCCGAGGGAACAAGCCAAGATGCTGGTAAAGCCAGACAACTGGCGCTTCTTTACTCAGCCTGCGGGGATGCTTGAGGTAAAGAATGATGGTGGTGAAGTTGATAAGTATGAGCCGAACCCAAAGGCCGAGAACCGCAAGAACATGATGCAGTCGTATTACCCGAACTTGATTCAGGGTAAGACCAAAAGCTGGATTGATGTCTATGTGATGAACCGCCTTGGCACCATTCAGGATGGAAAGCCAGTGTATCCCATGTTTGCAACCGATGCCCACGTTGCTCAGGAAGAGATTCCGATTGCGGCGGGCTTGCCTGTCTACGTTGGATTGGACTTTGGTCTTACGCCAGCGGCTGCAATTGGCCAGAAGGTTAGGGGCAGATGGCTGATTCAGTCTGAGATTGTCGCCATTGATATGGGGATCGTCAGGTTTGCTGAGGTTCTACGCAATGAACTGGCAACTAGATTTGCGGCGGCTGGTGAGACGATCATCTATGGCGATCCGGCTGGCGATTTCAGAGCGCAGACCGATGAATCAACGCCGTTCCATATCCTAAGAGGCGCCGGACTGCGGGCCTTTCCTACGCATTCCAACTCCCCAGACCTGAGAATTGAAGCTGTTTCTTCTCAGCTTACTAAGATGGTCGAAGGCAAGCCTGCGTTTCTATTGGATCGGCGCTGCTCCACGCTAATCAAGGGCTTTGAAGGCGGCTATTCGTATAAGCGCATGGAAGTTTCTGGAGAGCGGTATTCCGACAAGCCAGAGAAGAACATGTTCAGCCACGTTCATGATGCCTTGCAGTATCTTCTTCTCGGCGCAGGCGAGGGACGAGCCTTGATGAATAGCCAGAAGCCAGCGCAAGTTACTGTTGCCAAGCGTGACTTTGATGTTTTTGCACGGCAAGATAAGCCCAAGCGTAGGCAGGGACTGTGGGCTAGAATGTAGTTTGTGCATTGATGCAACCACGCATCTGTGCTTTTCCAAGGGAAACATAGGAGGCAACCATGTGCTTTGGACCAAGTAAGGCGGAAAAAGATGCCGCGCAAAAGGCTCAAGAGGATCAACAGAAGGCTGCGGACGAAGCTCAGGCTGCTGCCGATGAGGCTCAACGCGCTGAAGCTGAACGCCGCGCAAGTGTGAAAGCTGAAGATATTCAGGATGCTATCTCTGCCCGCACTATTCGCAGGGGCATGAGCGGTGGCGCTGGTCGTCGCTCCCTCTTCTCATCCAGCGGTGCTGGCTTCTTGGGAAGGTTCCAGTAAATGAAAGACCCCTTGGCCAAAAAGTATCTGGAACGCTACCGCAAGGCCAAGGCTTTTCGGGAGAACTGGGTTCCCTTGTTTGAGGAGTGCTACGAGTATGCACTGCCTCAACGTGAGTCCTTCTACTACGAAGAAGCAGGCCAGCGCCGCGACGACAGAATCTTTGACGAGACTGCCGTTGTCGGTGTGCAGGAGTTTGCAAGCCGACTGCAAAGCGGACTTGTTCCGAACTTCGCACGTTGGGCTGATCTTGTTTCTGGCTCAGAGGTTCCGCCTGAACAGCGCGACTCCGTGGACAATGACCTTGATGAAGTTACTGATTATGTCTTTGAAATCCTTCAAAGCTCTAACTTCAATCAGGAAGTCCATGAATCGTTTATGGATTTGGCTGTTGGCACTGGTGTCCTTGCTGTGGAAGAGGGTGATTCAGTTACCCCTGTTATTTTCTCAGCGGTTCCATTGCCGCACATTGTTTTAGATACTGGTCCCGATGATCGGATTGACCATGTATTCCGTGAGCGGAAGAAGGTTCGATACGCTGATTTGAAAATTCTCTATCCCAAGGGGACGTTCGATCAGAAGGTCGAGCGCAAGATGGACGGCGATGATACTACCACTGTTCTCGAAGTGGTGTGCCGTGACTACGATCTTCGCAACGAAGAAGGTTACTATCACTATGCAATCTGCATGGAGACGGAAACTGTTCTGCACAAGAAGCAGATGAAGGGCGTTGGCTCTAATCCATTTGTTTGCTTCCGTTGGTCTAAGTGCGCTGGTGAAGTCTACGGTCGTGGCCCGCTCCTTAATGCGCTGTCCGCTATCAAAACCACCAACCTGACCATTGAGTTGATCCTTGAGAACGCACAGATGTCGATTAGCGGCATCTATCAGATGGAAGACGATGGAGTAATCAATCCTGATACCATCCGTCTGGTTCCCGGAACGATCATCCCGAAAGCTATGGGAAGCCAAGGTTTGCAGCCAATCAATGCGGCTGGTCGCTTTGACGTAGCCCAGCTTATCTTGAGTGACATGCGCTTGAACATTAAGCGCGCACTCTACAATGATATGCTCGGCAACCCAGACAAAACTCCGGCAACGGCAACCGAAGTAGCTGAACGCATGGCCGACCTTTCGCGTCGTATTGGCTCTGCCTTTGGCCGCTTGCAGGCTGAGCTTGTGCAGCCCGTTCTTCAGCGTGTGATCTATATTCTGAAGAAGCAAGGCCGCATCCAAGTCCCAGTTATTAATGGGCGCGAAGTTAAGGTTCGCTCCGTTTCCCCGCTTGCTCAAGCTCAGGCTAATCAGGACATCTCAAGTGTTGCTCGCTATCTGCAACTCATTGGCGGCACCTTTGGTCCTGAAATGCTTCAGCTTCTCATCGATGGCGAAAAGACGGCGGTTCATCTTGCTAAGAAGTTTGGTGTGCCAGAGAGCTTGATCCGTGACGAAGACCAGCGTAAACAAATAGCTGCAATGGCGCAGCAGTTGGCGCAGCAACAGTCAGGGATGCAGGGTGGCCAACCAATCCAACAGGGTTAATATCGGAATAGATGGCAGCGTAAGAGCTGTCGATGCTGACAGACAGATCAGCCAGAATGTAGCGGAGGTCTTCTCGTCCCCAGCGGGCAAGGAAGTCCTTCGCTATCTTCGTTCTATCACCATCGAAATGGTTAGTGGTCCGAACATCACGACCGAAGAACTGCGACACTTGGAAGGTCAGCGTTATCTTGTTGGCCTAATTGAGCGTCGTATCGACCATGCACATAGGAGCAAACAATGAGCGAATCCCTTTTGTCAGGAACGCCAGCGCCGGAGACTGTGAACGACCAGATCACTGACTCGGTAACTCAAGCTGCACCGCAGCAAACTGATTCTTCTCAGCGCCCTGAATGGCTTCCAGAGAAATACAAGTCGCCTGAGGATTTGGCCAAGGCTTACAAAGAGCTTGAGGTCAAGCTTGGCTCCCGCGAAGAAGATATGCGGAAGAAGCTTATGGAAGAGCTTCAAGCTGAAGCTTACAAGGATCGCCCGCCATCTGCTGGTGAGTATAGTCTTCCAGACTTTGTAAATGAAGAAGAGGCTGTGAACAGCGATCTTCTACAGTGGTGGGCAGACCAAGCCTTTGAGAATGGCTACTCTCAAGCTGAGTTTGAGAAGGGCATTGAAATTTATATGAAGTCTATGCCCGCCCCGCCTGACTTGGAGGCAGAGCGTGGCAAGCTTGGTGACAATGCAAACCAACGCATTGAAGCAGCCTCAATGTTTGCGACAAAGTTTTTCCCAAAGGAAACCCTGCCTGCCATTGAGCGCCTTTGCGAAAGTGCGGAAGGCATCATCGCCCTTGAGGTTATGATGGAAGCCATGAAGGATGGTAGCTTTACTCAAGCAGCAAACCCAGCAAGCGGAATGTCTGAAGCTGACCTCCGCGAAATGATGAAGGATGAGCGTTATTGGAATGCGGCAAAGCGTGACAATGACTTCATCAAGAAGGTCGATGCCGGGTTCAAGAAAATCTATGGCTAAGCCCTTCCTCGAAGAGCGTGGATTAAAGCTTGTGGCGTTTGAAGAGCGCCACATTCTTCCCTTTGCAAGCAATCTTAGCCCGGAGAATGTCCGGGAGTTTGAGGTTCTTTATGCCGGATCGCCCATTGAATCTCTAAGGTCATGTTTGGAAAGGCCAATGGTCTTTACTGTAGAGAAGGATGGACAGCCTTTGGCCGTGACTGGCCTTATTATGACAACATGTCACGCGCAGATGTGGGCGCTATTCTCCAAAGACCTTCGCAAACATTGGATTAGTTTTGCCCGCGCATCGCAAAAGCTCATTCAGTTCTATCATCTCATGCACCCAAGGATCATGGCGGATGTCTGGACAGAGAATGAAATGATCCATCAGTGGTTAGTTCATCTTGGCTTTTTGCCAGAAGGAGTTATAGAAGCAGAAGGCGGACAAATGGTCATCCGTTTTGTGCGTTGCAGTCCTGAGCAAAAGTCTGTTCAGACTACAACATTACGGCCCGTGCTGCACTGAGAGGCCCGCAAGGACACCCTCGTTGAAGTGAGAAGGCGGATACCCGTCAGACCTCAACCTCAACATGGACCTTGAAAATGGCTAACACTATCGACCAAGCCTTCATCAAGCAGTTTGAAACCGAAGTTCACATGGCGTATCAGCGCATGGGTTCCAAGCTGCGTAATACTGTTCGCACGACCAACGTCACTGGTTCTTCTGTACGATTCCAGAAGATCGGCGCT